GACAACAGAAACGATACCGTGGTCGGACTGATATAGGTCAACGGATAGCTTGATTGTACCATTTCCACCGTCGTAGTTCACGGAGCGGACGTTCTGGCTAGCTGTTCCTGAGATACGAGCGAAGTCGCTAATATCGGTACGAAGAGCAGTGTCAGCAACAAGCATGAGCTTGTCACTTGATCCAGTCACCTTGAAGATAGAGGAGATGAGACTATTGAGTTCCGTTTCAGCAAAACTCGCATCAGCAGCAGTTACATCAGCGATGCTTGCAGCAGGAGTGCGGAAGTTAGCAGGAACATCAGTAGGAGTTGTTGCGCCACCAGCATTGGTAGTGGATTCAATCCATTTACCAAGACCTCGTAGTGAGTTAGCAACACCAGCACCGTTTTCAACAGTGGAGTCCTGCGTGCCAGAGAGCGTAGCTTCGATGTCGCGCTTGAGTTCACGGATAGCCTTAGCTTCAGCTTGAGCAATCTTAGCAGGACCAACGGAATCGACAGCTTCTTGCATATCGGAAACCATGAAGTCACGGCGGAACTTTTGAACACGATTGCCTAGGCGAGCGCGGCCAGCGAACTGGTCAGTGAATGCGGTAACGTCAGCACCTTCAGCAATGCCAGCGATCTGTGGAGCCGAAAGGCTGTCAACAGTCCACTCAACATTAGTTGCGGATGCGCGTTTTTTATTAGCGGATGAAAGGATCGGAGTTTCTTCTGGAGCGAGGATAGTCAAGACGTCTGTCAAGTCTTCGCGGTTAGAAACAGCCGAACCTGTATTAGTGGTATCGAATGTATTTGAGAATGCCATTATATTTAATTATTATTGAGTTATAGTTATCGGCGTGAAGCCAGTTGTAATTTTCTAAGTTCAGCGAAATCACGAGCGTTACCCGATTCTTTGAATTGACTTTGCAAATCCTGGAGTGCCTTAGCAGTTCTTGACTTTGACTTGTCCGATTTAGTAGAGCCAGTTGGCCCAGTTTTAGGAGGATTCATAGTCATTCCTGATTTGCCCTGAGGCACTGCCTTGCGGCCATACATACTGTTAGTAGCATGAGCAAAGAAGTAATCAAGTTGACCAGATATTTCAGGTGTCTCCCTCTTGACAATTTCCTTTAGTTTCTTAAACCTAGGATCAGATATGGTGGATTCGTATTGTCTCCTAGTATCATTGTCATCGCCATCAAGCCAAGATAGTTCACTCCTTGCCCGTTCAACAAATGCGGATTCAAGTTCGGTCCCTTTTATTTGGGCCTCTACTTTACGCAATTGATCGGGTAAGAATGTCTTATTTGCCTTTCTGGCTTGGAGTAGTGATCGTCTAACATCGGCCTTGGTTAACTCGCTTCCATGTAATTCTGTTATTACATCTTCGGCGGCGTAGCCATCGCTCTCAAATAATAAGTCCTCAGCCCATTCGATAATATTATCAACCTCCGCAGATTTCATCTGCAACTGCTCGACTGTTTCCAGTGCGCTAAAAGGATTGTTTTCTATTTTCTTTTGGGTCTCAAGAGGATTCTTTTTATCCTTGAGTTCTGCCTCAAGTACTGCCAATCGCTCTTCTGCTGCTTTGCGTTTTGCCGTCAAAGCACCAAATCTAGCAACAGCATTACTGCCTAGCTTTTCGGATAACTTATGTAATTCCTCCTCGGACATAGTGTCCAAGTCAAACTGTGAAAGAACATCCTCGGAATCTAAATCAAGTTCTGAGTTCTCTTCTTCGGCTTCCTCAATGGACTCCTCTGAGTTCTCTTCATTTGATCCATCGGCAATTGGTTCTGATTCTTCCTCAGCTTTTGGCTCAGGGTTCATCTCGCCCAATCGGCGATTTGCAAGATCCATTACGGATATATTAGTATTGTCCACTGGTTTTTGTTCTGCCCCAGAGTCTGCAGTCGTGTTTTCATCTGTCATAATTGCCACTCATTTACGCCGAGAGATTGCGATGTTTGGATTATAGCACAGGTGGTTACATCCTGTCCTTAAAAGTTGTTTGAAGTTTTTCCCAATCACACATTTGCAGCATCTGATCATATGTAAGTATACGACCTGATATTTGTTGCATCTTGTCCGATGGAGCCTCGTGTAACTCCGAAATCGTTTCCTCCCTTAGGGAGTGAATTAAGCCCATGAACCTAGCAAAGGATTCATAGTTCTGAAGGGATTTTATATCGTCCTGTATATTTACCATTACATTTGTTGAGTATCAACTTCGCCCATCTGTGCTGGGGCTGTTCCTAGTCTACCAATCTCAGCATTCTGAGCTTGTTGCATCTGGAATGTGTATTGACCAACGTATTTCTGCAATCTTCCAGAAAACGCTTCATCGGTAGCTGCGCGCTGTGCAATGTCTGGCTGCTGGGTGTATTCCTGTATAACCTGCATGGCAATCTGCGCTCCTGATTGTCTAGCGGGCATTTCAATACCAGCAAAGATTTTAGCTAAGTCATCCGTGACTTGTTTGACAACTTCCTCCTGGGCGTTTTCAACTGGTTGTAGAATAGCATCAGCCATAACTGGGTCAATAGCACTGGCCGCAATATCCAAGAAATTGTCCATGCTCATCCTATTGTTAGTATTGAACTGAGCTAGTTCGGCAAACTGCTTGAGCTTGTTTTGAACATTGTCTGGGTCAGCGTTAAGAACATCGAAGTTAATTAATATATCAAAGTTCTCGTCAGGGTTACCCTTGTCGAACACCTGTGAGTCAGGCACGCCAGTTACTTGGAAGAATACTTCATCTGGACCGAATCGCTGGAAGCACTTGAATGCCATTCGTAGAACCTCGGCCGTATGGCTAAGGAACTTATCTACAAGGAACTGCTGGCGAATTGAACTCATCTGGGATTCTTCATCTAGACCTACAAGCCGATCCGCGAGGTTCGTAAGGTTAGTTTCCATTTCCAGGGATCCTTGATTAAATGCGGGAGTTGGGGCAAAGTCCAGATCACCTTTACGACGATATGGAATCATACGACCTGGACCCCAGTCCGATGGAGCTTGTCCTACGGGGTGAAGGATCGGAGGTAGGGTTGCTAGACTGTTTCGATCAATCCTTGAATCCTTCTCAACCTTTACCTGGTTCTGGATACCGCGAAGGATATCGGGGATTGTCTGGGTGTCGTACAGACGCTTTGTATCCTCAGATAATCGAGTTACCACAACTGGGTAATCCTCGTACCCGTTTAATAATTCAAACTTAGCATAGCCAGGAACAATATCATCTCCGCTGAAGTCCTTGTGGAATACTGTACAATAAATGCCTTCGGATCCATCCTCCTCATCAATCAGCCTCTGGTATCCATAAACTATTTCAATAAGCTCGTCTGCCTCAGCTGAACTGTCCGAAAGGCTTATGTCACGTCTTCCCTCCTGCGCGCGCTCAATGCTATTAACATTTACTCCCCTGTATTTGGATATAATATAATCAACGAAGTCCTCGTCCCAATCGTCAGTTGAAACTTTTGTCTGTAACTCCTGCGCCGTGTAGTAAGTCTTCCAGAAACAGTAAGGTGCCCGCTGAGGGTCAGTAACATATGGAGGAAAAAAGAAGTCGCCATCGGGTGCCAGTGTTTTAACTTCGGGAGAATTCACTTGCCGTTTTACAATCGGTAGCTCAGTAACCCCTTCTTTTCTTAGTTGTTTTAGTGCCTTCTTGGCTCTTTTCTCTGTTACTCCATCAAATGCGTTTTGTAAAAGAAGTATTAACTCCTCGTCCGAATCCCCTGTCTGTATAGCCATTGCGGCCTCAGGACTTATTTCTGCAATTTGATTTAGATCAATCAACTGCTTAAAGGTTCTATCTTCCCTGTGCCATCCGATATATGTAATTAATATACCGCGTTCAAGAAGGTAGTTAGCTCCTAGTTCCATCTCCCTATAGAAGCGAGGAATGTATCCTGAGCTGACCATCCACTTAAGGAAACCTGATACTAGCTTACTTCGTTGTATGTCTCCGCTCTCTACGGGAAAGGCTCGGACACTGGCCCGACGGAGTGAGGACATGAACAATGCTACTAGTCGAGTAATGCGCTCATCTATGATGTGGCACTCAATGTCGGATGCTCCCTCCCAGGGAAATGCATCAGCTCCGTGCTTTCGGTGATCCCTGGACTTACCTGGCCAGAAGTTTCTTCGTTCGTCGTATGACGTTCTGCATAAATCAAAATATGATTCAAGCTCGTTGACCGTTTGGTCGTATGCTAAATTCAGTGCCTGCACATCGGGTTCATCCGAAAGGTAGGTTAAAGCCTCAGAAATATTGTTACTTATCATTAAGTCGTTCTTTTAGGGATTGTAATAGTCTCCACCATTGCGTTTTAGAGACGCCTATTTTATCATATAGGTCTTCGTGAGACATTGGGACTTTAGTCTCGTGCTTTACGTAACGCTTAAGTATCTCAAATGAAGCCAATCTATCGGAGTTCTCCCTGCACCACTTTTGGTCCAAAGTGTTTTCAGTTTTTCTTTTTTTTGACATAACGATAGCTTACGCCATTCACATCCTCAATGCCTTCAAAGTTAATTACCTTACCAATGAACTTACCTTGTAGCCTTCGGGGTATCATTACTGGAACCCTTTTTCCTATTTCCTTGTTGTATACAAAATTATACCTAGGGTTAGGGCATTCCGCAATTACTTTGCCAATGTAATTCTTGGGGATTATCTCATTTATAAATAGCCCCTCCTTTATTATGTCCTGGCCTTCCTCGGAGATCCAGGTGTTCTTGCCCTTGCCGCTAATGTAATCCTCAGGGATCTTGTCCAGCACAATGCCAATGGCCTCCTCGAAGGTTACTTCGTATTCATCCGATAGTGCAGTTAGTTTTATCTTTGGCATTAGTATCCTCCTTTATTTTTCATGGTTGTTTCCATGCTGTAGTCCGAGAAGTAGTCAGGACCCATCCCAGCGTTGGACATTCTTAAATATCTTAACGCGTCAAAAAAGTCCTTTAGTGCTTCGTCTGATTTACCTGATGAGTTATAGCTTATAATTGATTCTATTAAATTTCCGCAATCCTTATGAACATAACACCTGGGTTGGTTCGCTTCGTCAATTTCGTAGTCAGGGTTATAAAAGAACCATTCGTCCAAAGCTGTAGCGCCTACGGCCTCGGTTTGACCATCTGAGGGGATAAAGCTCATCCCGTGATCATAAAAACTTGTGAATAGGTCCACGTTGTTTTCGTTCTCCTTAGCAAAGAATCTGGAGTCCCCTACCCTTTCCATTACCTTTATACCCAGGTCATCCTCTA